GTCTGCACCGTCGCCGCGGCAGTGAACGCCGACGCCTGGTTGATACCCGCCGTGTTCAGAATGCCGAGCGCCTGACCACTGGCACCCGTACCGGACAGCACCTGCTGGTCGACGTTCACCGCGTACGCGGCGAGGAGGTCGTTGAACACGATCATGTCCGTTCCAGCGCCACGCTCCACCGCCTGTCGGCTCACGTCGTTGTACCCGCCGACCGTCACCACGGGCACGGTCACGTTGGACCACACCTCATCCGTGGTGGTCAGCGCCGTGTTCTCCGACGCCTGCACCCCGGTCGCGGCGCCGGTCGTGCCCTTCGGGATCACCAGGCTCATGCCCGACTCCGGCAGGTCGAAATGCTGCACCAGGTTCGCAGTCGGACGGCCGGCGCGCGCCACGAGCGCGTACTGGTCCACCAGGTACTGCGGGGGGATGATGCCGGCGAACGTGGATGTGGATGCGGCGCGCTCCGAGAACTGCCCCATCGCGCGAGCCTCACGCTCGTGCTTCGCGAGCCGCTCCTGGCCGGCGGTGTCGAGCCCGCCGAACGAGAACCGCATCAGGTCACGGGTGAACTCCGACACGTTCCGCTGCGTGTAAGTGCGAGACCGATCCTCCGCCCGGATCACGCCACCATCCGGCGCCTCCGCCCCGGGATGCCGTTCCTGCGAGAGCCGAGCCTGACGCTCGTCCTCCGCCTGCTCGCTCCGCCAGCCCGACACGTCCGCGTCGATCTTCGCGATCTGCTCGTCCAGCGCCTTGCGCTGATCCGTCCGCTCCGCGAACCCCGACCGATGCTCCTCGGTGAACGACTCACCTTCACCGAGCGCGTCGATCATGGACCGCTGCTCCGACTTCAGCGCCTCGCGCTGCTTCTCAAGATCGGCCTTGCGCCGCAGCGCCTCACCGATCAGTTTCTCCCAGTTCATCACTGGACCACCTCTCGTTGTGTTGTGGGCGCGCTGACGGGCTCATCCGGCTGCCATCCACTCATCCGGTTTCAGGCGCAGCGCAGTGAACGTCCGACCGGGCGGCCGGGCGTAGTTCATCGATTCAGACCAGCTGGTCGAACCCGGCTTCGAAGATCACGGACCGGGTGAGCTTGTCGCGCACCGGGGCGCGTTCACTGTTCAGCCGTGCCTGCGCTGCCTCCACCACGGACCGCAGCACGATCGTAGGCATCTCCTCAACCGCTTGAAACGCGGCCGCGGCACGCGCAGCGATCGACGTGTTCGGGTTCGCCCCGTAGTTCACTGCCGACACGTCCCCCCGGTTCAGGTCCACCTCGAGGATGCGGTACTCCGTGTAGTCCGGGGACCACTGGCCGCGCACGATCTGGAACGCGAACGACATCTCCGTGATATCCCCATCATCGATCGCCGCGACCAGGTCCTTCACGTCCGACCGTTCCGGGTTCAGGTACGCGTCCGACAGCAGCCCCCGCTCATCCACCGACAGGTCGAGGGTTCCGCTCGTGGTACGTGCCATCGTCAGGCCGCGATGGTTCACCAGGAACGACACATCAGGACCGGACCCCAGGGTGCTATCGAACGCGTGCGCATCGATCGTCTCCGTGTACGGCCCGAACATGTCGAACATCTCGTACGGGTCCTCCACCGTGGACGCGTAGCCGGACAGGTGTCGGAACTGTTTCCCGTCCCGCTCCACCACGGCGGACCTGATCTCCCCGCCATGCCACCGTTCACGCTCACGCGCGGACGGCACACCCGTCGGATGCGCCACAGCAGCGTCACGGCGCCCCGCGATATCAGCACGAATCTTCATGCTCCACCCCCGTTCCCGCCGGCCAACTGGTTCACGATCCCCAACTCCTCGAACTCCGCAACCTGCTCATCCGTGAACGGGGGGCGGTTCATCAACGCCCTCGCCTCAGACGGTGCAGTGATCTTCCCCGCCACCTCCTGGATCAGGATCCGCGACGTGGTTTCCGGATCCATCCGCAGAATCGCGGACGTGTTCAGCTTCACGAACCACGGGTCCGGCAGCAGCGTGGACAGTGCGTCCTCACGGCGCGCTACCGCACCCGACAGGTGCATGATCAGCAGTTGCAGGTTCCGTTGCGTGATGTTCGCGTACGTGATCGACTGACCCTTGGTAGCCACGTCGATCAGGTCGCCCGGAACGCCGAAGAACCTCGCCGCCGCCGCATCCGCATCGTCCTGCGCCGCAAGGAACTTCGCGTCCGCCACCGAAGCGTTGATCGGCAGGAATTCCCAATCCTTGCCCGTCACGAACACGTCGCCGCCCTCTACTGCGACCTTGAACCGGCCCTTCACCCGATCCGCCTCACCGTCCGCCAGTGTGCGGGCCGTGTTCCGCAGTTGCGCGTTCGGCATCACCCCATGATTCGTGAACCACTCCAAGGCGAAATCCGCCGCCGACTGCCAGGTCGACAGGGACCATGCCGCGTAGGCGATAGGCGACAACCCGACAGCGAGCCCGGGCACCGTGTACTCGCGCTCATGCCAGACCTCATCGGCCGCATACGGCTTCCCCTTGATGCGGTACGACACCACATCGTCCTTGACCAGCACGCTCACGTCGCCCTGCGCCACCAGGTCGATCCGCGCGGGCCGGCCGGCTCCGTCGCGTTCCCGGATCAGGCCGAAGCAGTTGCCGAACCGGTCTAGGTCGATCTGCGTGGAATACATCCACTCCCGCATCGACAACACCTTCGAGGAGGGGGACACCAGTACGGGTGGTTTCTGAGTCTCCAACTGGATACCACCGGGCCCGTACCGGAACGTGTCGATCGGGAACGAACTGATCAGGTTCGCCCGCAGATGAAGGGCCGCCCACACGGTGGACTGCCGTAACGCCGCATCACCCGACACGGTAGGCGCCAAGGGTGCCGACCGTGCCCGGGAAGGAATCCACGGAGTTGGAGACGCATCACGCTTCTGAAACACCCCCCTACCTCCTGTTTCGGTCCAGCAGAACCCCAGTCACAGCCAACGCCACTCCGGCGGCGGCGACACCAGCCGCCACGCTCACGGCCACCACCACCCCAGCCACGACCAGCACGACGCCGAGCAGGAACAGAATCTCAGGCAAGAACCTCACAGACGCCTCCTAACCGATCGAGTCCAGTAGGTCATAGGTGGCGCCGAACTCCAGCTCGAATGCGAACGGTGCAACAGACACCGCCACCAGCGGACAGATGATCGACGTTGCCCGGCGCGTGTCCCACACCCTCGCGTCAGTGGCAGTCCACGCCGCTCCACCGACCGCGATATCCAACGGCAACTGCCCGGACGCCCGATGCACCACAGTCGGCGGAGTAGCAGTCACACCGTCCGCGAATCCTGCCACCGCAGCCGCGTAGTCAGCCCTCGACAACACCACCAGCTCGAGGCCGGCACGGTCGAACACGTCAGCCATCACCGCCGCCTGGCCGCCAGGCACGCAGAACACACGGCGCTGCGCAGCAGGGTTCTCCTCGAACAACCTATCCAGGAACGGCACCAGCCAATGAGTGGACCGCTCATGCCGCACCAGCTCCGACTGCACCACCCCCGATGTGTTCACCCCGCACCAGGCGACAGACGACCAGGAACGGTCGTTCGCTACATCCAGCACGATCACCCGTTCACCCGCAATGTCATCCTCCACAGAGGACGCACCCCACTGCTCCGGCGTGAACACGGTAGGCCGCTCAGTGCTCGCCCATACCCCCAGCCGTTCACGGCGGAACTGCTCATCCGAACCGGTCTCACGCGCCAGCGTGTCGAACTCGTCCCGCACGTACTCCTCGGAAATGCGGATGCCCAGCGCCGGGTTCGCCTGATACCAGGCGTTCACATCATCCGACGCCGCACCCTCATCCGCCGACCATTCGAAATAGGCGAGCCGCTTGCCCGACCCATCCAGCGCCTGCCGCCGCAGCGCAGCTAACTGTGTGGACTCCGGCATCCCCGCCGACGACGTGAACCACACCTGCGGATTACCCACCCTTGACCGGGCAGCCATCGTCGGCAGCAGCGCAGCCATCTCGTCCAGACTCAGCGCGTACGCCTCATCCAGCACAACCAGGTCCCCAGTGAAGCCACGACCCGAGCCCTTCGACCGCGCCGCGTACACCAGTCGGTTCCCGTTCTTCAACGTGATCCCCGGCTTGTTGCCCGTCCGCATGCCCGTCACACTCCGGGCGCCTGGCACATCCTCCGGGTCATCCACCCCCTCCACCATTTCCAGCAGTTCAGGGGTCGCCTTGATCCTCGACATCAGAGACATCATCGACTCGTTCGCCGTCTTGTACTCGTGCGCCGAATGAATGATCACCCGCTCACCGAACAGGAACAGGCCGGCCAGTTCCCGCGCCTCTACGATCGCGTTCTTCCCGTTCTGCCTAGGCGCGATCAGACATATGCGGAACGCCGACCAGCTGCCATCCTTGCGCTCCCCCAACGAACCGCGCAGCACGTACTCCTGCCAGTCGTCTAACATCAAGCCGGCAACCGTGGCGAGATCTATCGCGTCATCGGCAGCCGAAGTGAAATACGCCGGGTACAACTCAACCCGCGGACGCTGCTCGCC